CTGAACTGTAAAATTCCGGTGACTTTACCGCGCGTGGGGACGTCCCATGACTGCTCCGTCACGCTACATCGGTCCGCTTGAAATAAAATAGCCGCGGTAGCTAAGTCTATCAGTTGTACGCTAAAGTATCGTTCCCGGGAGATGTCGTCAATTCCGACCGCCATGCCAGCACCCTCAGCTCCACCGTCAGCCGACATGCGTAGCAGCTTCATGATCCCGGTGATTTTTGAAGTAGTAGGAGCTAGCTCATACGGCTCTGCCGAGTCAATACCGTAAATTTCGTGTTTAGGGGTGATGGCGTGCCAAGCGAATCCCGTGACTTGGGCATACGCCAAGGAGTTGATTTTGCAAATTACACGAGCGCCTACAAGTGTCAGTTGAGACATTTAGCTGTCCCGCCTTGTCTGGACTTCGGAGTCCACTTCATCTCCGGCAAACACGCCGGCTATGTCGGATAGTTTTTGAGCGCCATATGTGGGCAACCCAGCCCCGCCTAGCCCAGTATCGCCTGGGTAAACGATTTGGATGTTGGCGTCGACTCCTGATGCGACAGCGTCCAACACCGCCTGTTGCGCGGCGACTCGACCGGCAGAAGAGGCGGTTAGATAGAAGAGACCCAGAGTCTCTCCGTGTTCGGGGTCGAACGGTGCTTGCTGACTCAAAAGAATGACCTGTGCACCCGCCGCGTAGTCAAACTCGAGTCGATATGCATAGTCGAGCACGAGCTTGTATTCGGTCGGTCCGCTCTGGTAGCAATCCAGGAATCGGATTGGTTTGCTTTGCTGGCTTGTCCCGAAGCCGAGTACAATATACCCAGACAAAGAAAATGACGCGCCGCTGGCATCTAAGGTCAGTTCCTTGTATTGCTGACCCGCCGACATAGTTGTGGTGGCTATTGCCCTCGTGGCGGTCGTCGCGATCCCCTGAAAAGGGTCTAGGGTGTAGGGGCCTGGGGCGTTGACGGCGCCGTCTTCGGCCTTCACTGTAGAGACGGTACCCGTTTGAGTAGTCACACTGTACGACGTGGCGTATTGCATGGCGCCGGACGACGTAATTGTTTGGACTTCGAACGAAGTGGTCGTCGGGACGGCTGTTATAGCGAACTGGTCTCTCAGTCCTGTACCGCCTAGTCGATCCTGACCATCGATGAACGCCTCAAAGGTCGTGGCGCTCCCGCCAGAGAATACCAATTCTCCGTATGGGGTCACATCGCCGAAACAGGGCGAGCCAGAACTGGTGATTTTGTACGGCAATCTACTCCAAGTCCTGGTGGCTATATCAAAACACTCAACGACGGTAGCGTCATCTCCGGCGAAGGATTCCCCTCCTAATACGATGACCTTGTCGCCTACCGCCTTGGCCAGGTGCGAGTGTCGACGGATGGACGGGCTAGCGATGCGGCTCCAGCGTCCGGTAACCGGACTCCACATTTCCGCCGTAGCTAGACTAGCCATCCCACCTGTGGGTTGTGATGGTGGGTAGCCGAGGCCGCCCACGACCAAGACGTAGTCGTCCGGCAGAAGTACAGCCTGACTCCAACCTCGAGCCATGGCCATTGATCCGGTAGACTGCCAGTTCACGCCATCAAAAATTTCACATGTATGATCGGACGATTGGTATGTCCACACTCCCAATACCATTCCGCCCACGCCGCCGCCGATTGCCAACACTCGCCCGTCGCTTAGCTTGACGGCTTGGAAGTCTGCGCGCGCGTGGATCATAGAGGTGGACGCCGACCATGTGCCGTTGTATATTTCTGTGGTGTTCGTTGGGGTTAGTGATGCTGAAGAGCCTCCCATCGATAGCACTTGTCCATCGTCAAGCATGACTTGTTGATGACCGCTTCGCGCCAACGACATTGAACCGGCCGAACTCCAAGTGTGCGCAGCGGTGTCATACAGCTCGGCTGAAGCTAGAGGCGCCCCGCCTCCGTCGAGACCTCCTGTGGCTAGGAGATCTCCTCCGTACTCGCTGGCTGCGTGAAAATTACGCGCTGTCGTCAGGCTGGCGGCGGCGGTCCACGTATGGGAATGTCGACTAGCACCGTCGGCTTCCGAGCCTTCCGCGACTATAGTTGGAGTTACGGCTGTGTAGTGGTTGGTGATTCCGGTGACGGCGGAACTGTAGCCACCAGCAAAAATGACGCTGTCTCCGATCGTTGTGGCGGTGCCATACTGAGTGGCAAGTGCCGGGGGTGTCTGGGCGGCAGCGATAAAACCCAAGTGTGTGGCGTTGTACGTCCACGCCGCTGGTGTCACAGCGCTGTTCCCAGGAGAAACGTACGGTAGGGCGTTCGAGGTACTGATGGAGTCCAGAATGACGTGTCGTCCGATGTCGCCCGCCCCTAAGCCGTGAGTCAATGTGGTTGTGATGGTCGTGCGCCCGCTCGCCAAGCGCTTGACAGAAGCAATTGCCAGTGGGGGGGCGGCGTGCAGGTAGGCTCCGGTCCGCGGGCCGCGTCCAACTACTTGTGCTGTGGCCGGAAGAATGACGTCGAGCTGATTCGGGGCAGTCTGCGCGACAGAGACCGACCGAGGCCCACTCAAGCGTCTAGTTTCCGCTCGGTAAAAGGTGTAGGCGGCGTTGTCTAGCTGAACTGCCGTGCCCGCGAAGCCGACGCGGTCGATGTCGAAGCTTTGGGTAAAAAGTGTCCCGCTCCAACTCGTACGCACATTTTTGATGGCGTATGTCTCGGACAAGCCGGATCCAGCCGACGGTGTTATGGCGACGTAGTCACCGTCTCGGACTCCAGCTACATCTACCGCCGGCGTAACGATGGAGGTGTCAAGAGTCAAGGCGAGACGAGTGGTGCTAGTGTTTGGGGCGGAGTGAACCCAACTGTACCCCGCCGCGCTACCGGAATAGACCGGAAGTAGAGCTGGAAACTGAAATACGTTCTGTGCAAGCCCACCTGTGATTTGAACCGAAGAGCCCAATCCAAGCGCACCGCTGTAAATGCGTACACGATTCAGCCCAGTGTCGGGAGAATGGTAGGGGAGCGCAAAGCCGCTCGAGCGCAATCGGCGCATGTGTTGCGTCAAGGCGAAGGCGACTTCAGCGGCACGAGCCGCCGGCGGCGATCCAAAGTCGACTTCTGGGAAGTCATAGGCGAAAGACTGCTTGCCGTCTAACGTCCAGTGCAACTCGCCCGGAGAATTGAGATTGTACGGCTCGTCGCACGAGCATTCTGCGTACGCTCTAGAGCTATCAGCACCGTAATACACTTCAAGGATGTCTTTGATGGCTGTGTGCAGCAACGCGCCATTGGCGGTTTTGATGGCCAGTCGGCGGAAGATTTCGTCAGCCATTCCGACGTCGTGTGGCTTCACCACGCCTTGGTCGGAGGCTCTTTTAGCGAGGTATTGGCCTGTGGCCGAAGCCAGAAATAATTGCTGTATGCCCGCCTGTGCGTTGTTCCAGTTCGCGTCGTCGCCAGTCGCCAGTGCGGCGATGACGGAATCCCAATTAGGGCCTCTGAGCGCCGAATTGAGATGCTTGCGAATGATTTGTGCGGCTGAGTCGTTTCGGGCTCCATTGGCCAGTGAGGTACGATTACCGCCGACTAGCACTGTAAAATTGGCCGCCGTAGGCGCTGTGAGCGGGCTAAGTGTGGACGACACCACCCCGCTGACGGTAACGACCCAAGGGCCTACCACCAATGATGCGGCCAGCTCCAAGTCTACGCCGAGCGTGTCGCCCACGACAATGCGGGCAGCAGCGAAGGATCCTGGTCCGGGGCCGGACAGGGTGTAGTTGAGCGGGTTCAGGCCGTCGTTGAGTGCTGTGGGGTCGACGAGTTTCGGCGCAGAACTGAATGTAACGCGAATGACGTTGCCGGCGCGGACTTGAGCGCCAGTGACATAGAACCCAGTTCCAACGAAGACGGCGGACGAACTCATACACCAAAGATTGGGCGGTATTTAAATCAAGTTGCCGCACAGATCGTGGATGTTGGACACTGTAACGGTATACAACTGTCCAGCCACTTGTAAAGAGGTTGTCAGGATGTACGTTTGACTCGTCTCTTTGGTGACGGCATAGACCGTCAAGCCAGCGCCACCGGTGATTATGTAGTTGGATGCCACCAGAGCCTCCGCCTCCACGACCTGTTCAGAGAAAATCACCTTGGCGTGTAGCGCGTCATTAGCCGAAGCCAGTGCTACGAAAGGGGCCACCCCGACACCAACGAACGGTTGAAACCAAGGCCCAGAGAATGGGGCGCCTAGTGCGTTCTCGATACCCGTAGCCGGTAAGTGTAGGAAGTAGGTGATGGCGTTGGTGCATTCTGCGATATACAGTGTCACTGTGGCCCCGATAGCTGAAATAGAGGTCACTGTTGGGGTTGTCGCTCCAGGTGTGGTAGAGGACACCGTCCACTGCGATGGTAGTGTCGCTGGGGGAGTGAGAGCGACAATCGAATCAAAGAGCAGTTCCAGGCGATCTGCGTACGGGGTGAGCGACAGCAAAGTCGGACCGACGCCACCGCCACCACCGGTGGGGGTTGTCACGAAACCCTCAAAATTGACTGGGATGGACCCTGCCGTAACCGTACGACCTCGGAATTGGACGTCGTTGGCGCGATCCGCGACACTTGGCAGCCACCCGTAGAGTCCGAGTCCGATTTCGGTAATCGCCGGGGCTCCGTACAACGTCCCGTCTGCGCCGACATAGACGTCTATCACGGGCGACGCCCCGGTTTTCGGGGCGAGAGTTGAATCATCCCAAACGCCAAAGGCGGCCAAGTCTCCGACCGACCCGGCGTAATACTGCGGCGTGGCTGTGGAGGCAAAAGTCATGAACGCCACGCCAGTGGTCTCGTCGGACGGAGAGGGCGTGAAGCTGTAGATGTTGCTCGCCAGGTTGACGATGGTAGGGCGTGGGGCAATT